TTACTTGCATTACTTCTACTTTTTATCCAAACCCAATCTGGCTGAAAACCAACAGAAGTTATATCTTGTGTTGAACTATTACCACTATAAGTAGCCGTATTAAAATAATCATCAGCTTGTGTATCTGCATTAGGACTTATGGTTGGTTCTGGTAGGTTAGCTGAGCATAATGCTAGATAGCCAGTCGGTGGTGCATAAGCAAAATCCCCATTCCCATTTTCGTCTGCATTTCCACCTGCTGTTTCTGTTCCTGCAAAGGTGCTATCTTGACCAAAGTTCATTGTGGCAGATGATGTGTTATACAAACATAAAGCAGGTGTATATTCTACATTTGCTGTTATATCATATAGCTTACCTTTATCAGAACCATCAATCGAAATACTCAATTCATTATCATCTAAGTTCAATCTAAATTGTAGAATGTCATTAGTTGCTATGCCTAATGTAAAGGCAGTATTATTTCCATTAGTAACTTTGAAATCTGGGTCTAGTATTCCAAAGACTATACCATAACTTGAAGCTGTATAACTAGCACTAAACCAATGCAAATTTTGAGCAGGAAAACCAGTTTGATGTATACCTGCAACAAAAGAATTAGCTTCTGAAACAGATGTCGCTTTTACTTCCCAGTACCATTTACCACTAGATACAGCAAATGTTGATTGTAAATTATCCCAATTAGCAGAAGTTCCAACAGCTTTTAAATTACCCTCAGATAAGGTTGATGATGTTTGGTTTTGAATACTACTAAGTGTACAAAAGTTATTTTCTGGCGAATCTAATAACGAGCAATCAGAAGCAACTATACCACTAGATGAAAAGTGATTATCATTACCACTAGTGTCTGCTCCTATTGTGCTAGATGATGCACTTCCAGTTCCAGTTTGATTGAATTGCAACCTAAATCCATTAGTGCCATATGAGCCAGTATATTCTTTGGCTATCCATACACCATTTTTAAACTCGCCAAATGAATTGATATTAAATGCTGTATTTGGAGTTCCAGATGTATCAGAAAAAAACGACAAACCATCTATAAAGTTAATTTCTGCCATATAGCCATCAAAATATCCATAACCTTCGCCTATTTGATGCTCTACATTACCATTTATTCCATAATCAGTATCTAAAGAATAATTATTATTAGTTGCAAAAGAAGTTATTTGTGAGCCGTTTAAATATATTAAAAAATTATTAGATAGTGTTGTTTGAGTTGTATCTAATGCAAAAACTAAATGATACCAAGAACTTGTATCCCTAAAAACTTGATTTGTTATTCTAAAATATGTAGATGAACCCGCCACTAATAATTTATCATTAGTATCAAACCAAATATCTGTACGACCAGTATCACCAGAGCCATTAACTCTTAATAAACTTGTGTTAATACCTAAATTGCTTCTTTTTACCCACATACTTAATACATGAGTTTTTCTATTACTAGCACTTGGTGTTCTGCTTAAATGGGCACTACTTCCATCATCAAACCTTAATGACTGTGTAGCAACACCATTGTAGAATGCTGCTCCTGTAGATGCTGCCCATTGATCTGGTGAAAACATTATGCAAACCCTAACTGTGGCGCACCTAATAAGATGCTATTATCTGCTTTTATAATATATGGCAATACATCATAAGCACTATTAGCACTTGATAAAGTTAGTCCTGCACCACCAACACTCTCATAATCTGTTCCTAAACTTATTGTCCCGGCAGAACCACTAGATGGCTGAATGATAATCATAACACCTGTTTGACCTACATTTCCTGCTTCAGTTGTTGGATTAGCTAAAGTGTTAGATCCAGATGATAATGTTAATATAAAATTCTGATAGGCATCAAAATCTAATGTTAAATTTGTTCCTGTAAAAGTTGATGGAACTTGCGCTTTTGTAAATGTTTGAGTTGCATCTGTTACAACATTAGTTGTTGTATCTGCACTCTGGTCAAATCCCATTATAGTTATAAATGCATCATTATCTTCATTTCTGAATTTTAAAACATTATTTGTTTCATCATAAAAAAATTGATTTGCAAATGTAGTAGATGGATCAGATGTTCCAGAACTATTAGATGCTAATGCTTGTAAAGCTGAATTTAAATCTGCTCTAAATGCCGGGAAACCTTGATTGGCAATAGTAAAATCATTTTGTGACATATCTTTTCCTCTTCTAAGCTGCTAATTCACCATAACCTTTTGCGACATAATCAAATGTTCTATCGACAACACTATCACCACTATCGTAAAAAGTAATAGTAAAACCAGATGCACTCTTACTTGTTATAGCATAATAATCACCACTTGTTAAGTTGCTTGCAGAAATGCCAACTCCCTGCAATGCTTTAAATGATGGTGAAAATGTTATTGCCTTAGACCCTACACCACTAGAAACATCAGTTTCTGAAACAACTCTATCTGGCATATCTATAGTTACTGATAATGATGTTATCTGATGTGTGGCTTCAGCATCTGAACTAGTCATATTAACTTTAAATTTATATGCCCTAGCCTTATAATCACCAACAAAGAATTTTCTAAAATCAGTATATGTTGGTGAACCAGATGGATCATCTTCAGTTGTTGCCACTAATAATTCAACATTCGTGTCATCAAATGCTTGAACATCACCATCAAAATCACCTGTTCTAGCATCAAAATTGCCTTGTGCATCGTCAAATAAGTTAACATAGTCTGTTCTTACCACATTAACATTTGCAGTAACCCTACTAGTATAAATTGCACCTAAATCAACATAATTATCAAACTCATATGTTCCACTAGCAGCTATGTTACCACCACCACCATCAAATAAACCACTAGCATCGTCAAAGTTACCAGTTACATCATCAAAATTAATGCTAGTATCTAATTGAAGTTTATTATCAACAACTGCTGTATTTACTTTAGTTCCTGTAAAATTAGGATGCTGTGTAGTTGTAGCAACTGCATTTAGATTTTTTATGTCCTCTATTATAGCTAATTTACTTGTTGCATTTAAAGAAGCATTTCCTAGCTTATCAACTGCCTTAATAAAATATGTTCCTGTCATAGCCGGGACAATAGCAGTATTAGCAGGTCGTGAAACTTTAGCTATTAGATCAACTGCATTAGCATATGTTGCACCAGTTGTTTCTCTAGCATGTCTAATATGATAATGAGATAAATCTAAATCAGTTACAGGTGTCCAACTTAAATGCGCTTCAGTATTAATTATATTTACACTAAAATCAGAAACATCTTGAGGTGGAGCAGTCTTTCCAACCACTTGATGCTGTTCTGTTACATAAGCAGAACGACTTAATCTTGTTATACTTCTTGCTCTAATGTCATAAATTGCATTATCTTCAACATTTACAAATTCAAATAAATTAGCACTTGATTTACCTAAATTAACATAATTTGTATCAGTTGATTTTTTTGCTTGAACCTCAAAGTCAATCACTTGTGGATTTGTACTAGATGCATTCACAATTAAAACAGATATAGCTTCTTGATTAAGAACCCTTAATTCATCAGTTGTTGATATAACAGGTTGTGCAACCACAAATGGATCTGGCAATGTTGTATTATCTTGTTGAAATAGTTTTTCTTCTGCATTCCAATTATAAACCTCGCTATTTAATTCCCTTAGAACTAAATCAACACCCATAATAGGAACACCATTCCCATCATTTTCAAATGCAATATTCCATTCTGCAACTTCAAAAACCTTAGAACTAAAACCAAATCTAGTGTTATCTATTGAAACTGTATCACCAACATTCAACTGAAATGCTTTTAGCTTGCAAGGCATATCTAATGTCACTTGTTGCCTGTTTCTAAATAAAGCTATTTTGGCTAATCTTTGTGCCATAGGTGAGGAAGTTGTGTAAGGTAAATCTAAATCTAAAAAGACTTGATCTCCATTATCTTCATTCTCGAAAGTTGTTGATGTAAATGCAGGATAATCTGCAGCTATATAATTATTATCTGGTGATGTAAAAACACCTTTAACTGCATTAAAATTATCTCTTCTTGATCTTCTTGATTGTAATGCAATAGATCCCCTTAAATCACCCTCATCTAAAGTAACTGTTGGTGTTACATATTTAGCTGCTTTTGTTTTAAATGTACCATTAGAAAAGATAACTGAACCACCCATAGCAGTTAAAAGATTTTCTAATATTTGTTTTGGACTACCATTGCTTTCAAATGTTCCATTGATTGTATATCGGCTTTCTGTTCCACCACCAGATAAAGTAACACTTTCATCACATATATTAGCTGCAGTTGTAAAAGATGTATCATCTATTTCATCAGATGAAGCATTAAACCCATAAATACTATCAGTTAAATAATCTCTAATCGCTAATGCAGGATTTGTTGAATATACAGTTGTTGATGTTCTAGGATCATATAACTTTTTCCCTTGAACTATAGCTGATATATTTGGTAATCCATTAGGAAATGCATCTGCATCAAATTCTAATCGTGCATAAACATAAGCAATCCCACTAAGTTTATGATTGCTTGTCCATTTACCATCACTTTCTGCAATTAAATCTGTATCTGCTGATTGAGTTGGTGAACCTAAATGTTTATTAATTCTTATTAGATTTGCATATTGTGCAGGAGCAGTACAGTTACCACTTCCATCTAATGTAATTGCAGTATCATTTATATATACTTGCCCAATAGAATTAACTTCATGTGATGCCATAAGAATAACTAAATGAAGATATTTATCATCATCTGTACTTTCTGCAAAACCTAGAACACCAGAAACCCTTGTTTCACCATAAATCATTCTTCTGGCAACAGTTGGTTGCTTTATCATTTGTGTTCTATTTTGACTTTGAGAAGAAAAATCTGAAAAACTAGGTAATTTCGGCTTTGGCGAAAGTGTTTGTAATGCTGCCGTTGTTGCTGCAGTTATTACATATGCTTTTGCAAATAAAACTAAACTACTTCCACCAGTAGCAGGAGCAAGAGCAACTGCTGCAATTGCTGCTACTAATGTTGCCGGGTTAGTCAAGGCTTTAACAAAATTTTTAAAAAATCCCATTACCTACCCCATACAATTTCTTTATCTTGTAAATCAGCAATAAATTCTAAACCTTTATCATTAGGATAATCTATTTTTTGATCTTCAGATGTATATCTTCTTTCTCTGCTTCTTTCCAAATCAATTAATCTACTTTCAGCAGTTAAACCTATGTTTGCTGTATCACCACTATCTTCTATGCCCATTGTGTCCATTCGACCACTAAAAACTAAATATGGATTGGCTACAACTGCACCATTAGCATCCAATAAACCTAAATATAATTTTGCAGGTCTACCTTGATAATTTTCATTTAATGCACTTGATATTAAATCTGATGGAATACCAGATAATGTTATGTTTATGCCATTAGCTTGAATATCAGCAGTTTCACTTATTTGAGAAACATTAAGAAAATCCCCACTACCAACGAAAGTTGTGCTAAAAAAAGTAATATTTCCATAACCTGTCCAAGCAAGAAAATTTCCTCCATCAAAAGATAAATCAACTGCTAAAAAAGGTGATAAATTATCGCTTTCTAAAATGTTGTTAAAAGCAGTTGTTATATTTCTACTCATAATGCTTCAGATGCTCCAAAAGATAATGAATAAAATCCATCCATACTAATTGCCCAGTTGTGAGTTGGAGTTGTCAATCTAAATAAACCAACTGCATTAGATACCACAACTGTCGCATCATCTGATGGTGATGATCTTAAATCTGGATAAATAGTTAATTCAACTTCACCAGATCCATTACTATCAGCATCATCTAAAATTTTATATAGTCTTGCACTACTACCAGATCCTAATTGAATATAATCACCTGCTTTTAGATAACCAGTTTGACTTACAGGAACCCCATCAATATTAAGAGTGTTGCTAGTTTGACTTGCACCATTGACTACAGGTGTCCCGGGAGAACTTGAAGCAGTTCCTCTAGGTGTTGCAGCATTTGGATCACCTAATAAAAATGTGCCATATTGACCATATAATTTAATAAAAAAAGTATTCCAAACATCTGCGCTTGCCCTTGTCATAGGTGGCAATGTTATATCAGCTTCAAACCTTTGACCGGGATTTTTAAATATTTGTTGCTCATAAGTGAAAGGTGATTGTGTTGCACCAACTGAATTTCTAACAATAAAATTAACTGACTGTATTCCTGTTATTGTAGGTAATGTTAATGGATATGTTATAGCCATCTTTTATGCTCCAAATGCTGATCCGAATTGTCCACCTCTACGTCTAGCATCATAAACTGCACCCTTTGCAGCTTCAGCTATTTGTGGCAACATTCCTAAAACCTCTGTTCTAACTGTTTGCGCAACTCCTGTACTTAGATTAATAGTTTGATTAACAACAACACCTGCACCACCACTTAATTTATCATTAGGCACTATAGATCCACTTCTACTAGGAACAAATAACTCTGCTCCTCTTTCACCTACCATATATGCTTGACCTCTTTGAACAGATCCACCTATAGCTTTCCCTGTTGGTGCTGCACTAGGAGTGCCAGTAATTGCAGATGTAACAAAACCAAATAATTGATCTGTTATATATTTTTTAATTAACATTCTTGTTAAGTCACTAATAATTGAATTAGCCATATCTCTAAAAGCATCTTTAGCAGAAACTGTGCCTTTTATTATTCCTAATAAACTATCTTCTAATCCACCTAATGCTTTGATAGTTAATTTTTCTACAGATTGAGTTAAATTATCAGTTGTTTCTTGGTATTTTTTTACTCCACTTTCTACACCTTGAAAAATTTGTCCCATTAAAGTTAATTCTTTTGTTGTTTCTTTTAGGTCTATATTTAAATCTTTTTGTCTTGTTCCAACTTTTCTAATTAATTCATCCATTTTAGTAAAATCGATATTAATTTCTTTTAATTGGTCGAAGTTTTTAAAAATATCTCTTGTAAAAGGTGAGAAAGTCATAATCGCATTTATAACTTTTACCATTCCATTTAAAAAACCTTGTAAAGCAACAACAACATTTTTCAATGATTGTAAAAACTCTCCTGCTAAAGTTCTTCCAAAAGCACTAACATTTTCATTAGAACCTTTAATAGTATCTAATATTTTATCTTTTAGAATTGTAGCTAAATATTCTAAGGCAGGAGCTAAAGCTGCAACTACTTGATCTGTAATTCCTTTAAATAATTTACTTAGTTTTAGGATAGCATCATTAGCTTTTTCAACACCTTGAACTGCTGATCCAGATAAAAGAACACCTAAATCATCTGCTTCTTTAAATAACTTACTTAATTCATCTGAACCTAATTTAAGAATATTGACAAAAGCAACACCCTCACTATCAAAAAGTTTAAATGCTAATCTAACTTGTTCTGCACTACTTTCTACATTTCCAAAAGCATTAGACAACTGAAGCATTTGTTCTTGCAAAGGTAATTTAGATAATTTATTTGCATCTATGCCGAGTTCTTTTAATGCACCTTTAGCTTCACCAGTTCCATTAGCTGCTTCAGATAATCTTCTGGTAAATCTTTGTGTTGCCATATCAACAGTTCTAATTTCAATACCAGATATTTCAGCAGCATATCTTAATGCACCTAATTCTTTAGTTGTTACACCTAATTTACTTGCTGTTTTCCCTAAAGTATCAATACTTTTTAAAGATGATTTAACTAATAAACCAAATCCACCAATTCCTGCTAATCCAATTAAACCAGTTTTAAGACTGAATACAGCACTACCTATCCCTCTTAAACCTCTAGTGACACTTCTAAAGGCATTTCTGGTTGCATCAAGAGCAGTAATTTTAATTCTTGTTGGATCTGCCATTTTCTACCACCTTAAAATATGCATGCCATTCATTTATTTCTGATAAAGTTAAATGTTCAACTTCATCAACTGTCTTGTGTAAGCGATCTGCTAAAGCTAATAAATTAAACCTTAACAAATCGCTTTTTAGTTTTTTTCCTGCTCCTCAACAGAAACAGTTTCACCAAACATTTTTGCAGATAAGGTTGCAATTATGTTTACTTCTTCTTTCATTAAGAATGGTTTATCCTCTAATGTAAAAGCCTTTTGACCATCTTTAGTTTCAGCTTTCATTATAATAAGATCAACCATTGCATCTACAGTCATATCATTTAGAAAGTTTTTATGCTTTCTCTGCAACTTATTAATATCACCTGCAGTAATTGCACTCGCATAAAGAATTAATGGAACATTATCTTCACCCCATTCTGGAATTTCAATAGTTCTTTTTTCTTTTACACGTCTAGCTGCTATCTGTTCACCTAATGACATTAATCACCTATTAAACAGTTGTTTCAGTTAGTGCGCCTGTGCCTTGAAGAGTGAAAGTTGCTTCAACCATACCATCAAAAGATCCTGTTATTGTTTTTCCTGTAACAATAGCACTTCCAGAATAATATGTGTCACCTGCTGTATCACCCTCTGGATATATTGCTAATGTAACTGATGAACCAACAGTAAATGAACCTTGTCCATTTGTATCTGTTTCATCCCAGAAAACATCCACAGAACCACTAAATGTCTTTAGTGATGGAAGATATGTTCTAGAACTATCACCCATTGTTGTATCTTCAAGAGTGTCTGCTGTTTCCTCTAAACTATAAGAACGAATTTGAGCGATTGCATCTGAACCACTTTTAACTGTTCCCTCTGATCCTGCGTGTGTTGCCATTTTTTATCTCCTTTTAAGCTGCAGTTTCTACGTCATTTTCTAAGGTTCTATAAATCACCTCAACAGTAAACCGACCAATGGCAATAGGCTGCTCACCATCACCATTAAATTCGGCTTCAAAAGATGTCACTTGAGTATCCTTTGCAAGACTTCCCAATGTAACATCTGATGCAATAGCTTCTTCAACTTCTACTGCAATA